ATTCACGGCATCAGAGGCTTTTGCAATTTCATTTGACATGATATTTCCTTAATTTGAAGAGCGAATTAACGCGGTTGTTGCCGTATTAGATGGCATGGTTACGAGGAAGGAGCTGGATGTTTTATCTGAGCCAAAGTCCAACACCGCCACCGATCTGTTTGCCTTAGTAACATTGTAGATCAAAGCGCACCGCGCTGTCACTGCCGCACCAAAAGCTGCATTGTTAAAGTTCACGTAGGCGGTGTAGCCATCCGAATTAATGGTCACGCCAGTCAACGCAATCCCACCTGCCACATAGCCACCACCCGTCACCTCATTGGATGTCGTGTAAACAGTGGTTGCAGCGTTTAAATCAGCATTGGCCGTGTACAGAGCAATCTTGAACGTATCTGTCGTAAAGTCATGCACGGCCTGATACAGCTCCTTTTTGAAGCTGGTGGTTTGCGTTTGGACAATAGAACTCATGACACCGCCACTCGTACTTGTCCATCACGATAAGCATCCATACGCTGTTTGCCATCACCCAAGTTCTTGAGCAGAGCAATTGCCTGCACATAGCGATCTTGATACAACTTAACCATGTCTGCCTCACCCTTCATGTAGGTGACTGCCTCGCACATCGTTCCATACAACAGCGCAGAATCAAAGTTATCACCAAGCCAAGTCTGGCTAGCAGTCACAATGGATTCTGGGTAGTAGTAAAAATGCAACTCCACACCGTAGTTGGTGTTGGGTGTAGGGCCAAGGATAAACGACAACTCTTTGGAATCAGATGTTGACGGGCCAAAGATGGCGTAGTGCTTTGGCAGACCCGTTGCAGATGAGCTTGGATAAGCTTCCCTGATGAAGTTCACATCTTTGTTGAGCAAATAAACATAGTCGCCGTTGGTGTCAATCACTGCCAAAGAATATGTAGACAGAAAATCGCCGGGAGCGGATAAATATTTATTGTTTGCTGACAAAGTACCCGTCATGTTTCTACGCAAATTGGCGATCTGAACAGTGTTGTAAATACGCTGCTCTGCCTGCCGAATGAACGTGTTCATATCCGCTGTGGGAAACGTGTTCTCACAGTAATCTGAAACCATCGTGACGAGTTCGTTGTACGTCATGCCATCGGGCCTCTGGCCATAACGCCTTTGGTAGCTGCGCCTGTACCGCGAATTTTGATACCAGTTGTTTTGGTGTCAGGTCTGTTTTTCGCGTTGTTGTAGTTGCCAAGACTCATGCGCATTGTATCTGTGCTGCCAATCTCAGACTCTTTGCCGGGATTGGTAGAAGCTTTAACAACCTTGCCAGTCATTGTGTGTGGAGTGGCATAGACCTTGGCGTCGCCAACTTCTTTACCCATTAATTTCTTGCTGAATGTTGCCATGATTAGCCTCGCTTTTGTGCTGCAATCTTAGCCAAACCACGGCCCATTGCTTTCATGTTGGCGTTGGTTTTACCGCCGCCCTTGCCTTTACCGCCAGACATTTCGCCCACTGTAGGGCCGCTGTCACCAAGGTTTTTACCCTTGGTTTTGCCTTGCTTGGCGATGCCATCTGCTGATCGTGTGAATGCCATGTTTAAACTCCTTAAGATATAGAGACTGTACCTACAAATGTGGTGGCTATCAAGTAGTTTGGTGTGATTCCAGCATCATTTAAACTAGCCCCACCCACCGGCTGCCACCCCCACTGGATGTCCCGTGAACCACCTGAAAGATTGCCGTTAGCGTTTACACCAGATGTCACATAGGTTGTATCTCTGCGTGGGTTACGCAATGCCTGCGGATCATCTACTGGGAACGTGCCGAGCATTAACTGCGGCTGGTCTGGATCCCAGCATTCTGGGCACACCAATAACTGATACTGTCGTTGCTTAATGACCTCGGTCTTAAGCTTCTTTAATTTGTACTGCTGTCCACAGCGATCACACTCAGCAATCGCAATCTTGCCGGATGCGAATCGGTTACCCATTACATACTCCCACCGATAAACATCTGACGGGGTACAAATCTAACAGCGGCCTTTTCACGGTCTTCGCCAGCGGCAGTCTCAAATGTTTCGTCGTAGATCTGCTTGAGCATCTGTATGCGCGGCATTAATTCTGGCACTTTGACGGCAATGTGATACGCCAAGCCTGCGGTCAAAGCGGGTAGGAAACGGAAGTTCATATCCGACGTCTCAATACCGGAACCAGCATCCTGAACGCGGCGAAGTCTCCAGTACACAAACTGATATGGCGTAGAGTTGTCTGGAGTTGGCCAGACAGTTACAGCAGGAAGCTGGGGCACATACACGGCAGTGCTAATCAAATGAGAGGCTGCGGTTGTGTTGTTCTGGCCACGGAACACGCCACCAAGGGTATTGCCTGTGACGTATGTGTAGTAAATATCTTCGTTGTCTAAACGAATAAATCCAGCTCCGGCTAGCCCAACCACCGAGTTAAGCGTGATCGTGGTGTCTGTGGAATTGATGGCTGACGCCAAAACAGAAGACGTTGGGTTAACTTCGCCAGAGAGTCTTTGAATCCAGACTTGAATTGGGCGAGCTTGCTGGAGTTTGTTGGGGATGGTTGCATAAGTAGAAACACTAATACGTGTGATGGTCAAATCAGCCTGTGTAGACGATGTATTCTGACCAGTACGGATAACCTGCTCCAACAAATCAATGGTATCTGTAGGTAATGCGTATGTAGACAGGCCGGGAGTCAGGTTAATAACGCCCTGCTCCATGGTCCACATGTTGATACCTTTGTTCTGCCACTCAATGGTCATCAGGTTCATTGATCTGCGTGCTGTACGCAAGTCATAGCCTGAACGCATTTCACGACCGGCTCGCTCCCACGCTTCCTCGGCAATCTCCGTGAAGTCCATATTAAAGAGGGTGGATCCGGTAGTGGTCATTTTTTAGCCGTCTTTGCAGAGTCAATAAAAGCCTGAGCAGTGGGCGCACCCTTCTGGCCGGGCTTACGCATCTTTTCGCCGCGAGCACGTTTAGCATGGATGTTGGCATACAAACCAACCTTACCGCCTTCAGCGTACTGCGTGAAGTCAGTATCATCCCGGCGTGCTTTTCTCACGCCTTTGGGCATTTTACTTGGGGATATGGCCCCCATGCCACGGCTAGCTAACATGATTTAGCACATCTTTCCGCGTGTTTTACCACGCTGGGCAATACCATCAGCTGCTCGTGTGTAGCCACCAGAAGCCATTTTCTTTTTACGGGGAGCAGAGCCGCCATCGACGTCTTGCGGGACAGGCATTCCTTCACGGAACACGGTGTCTTTTGGGACAGACTTTTTAGGGGGCTGAGCCTTGGGCGCTGGCTTCTTAGAAGGGGGAGCACTTTCAGGATTCATGGGCGGCTGGCCCATTTCAGCAGTATAAATGCCGCCTTCAGCATATTTTTTCATGACTCAGCACTTTCCGCCGTAGTTCATTTTGATTTGCTTGGCTTTGGTTTTGCCTTTAGAAGCAATGCCATCAGCAGAGCGTGTAAACCCACCAGAGGCAAGCTTGGTCATAGCTGAGCCTTTGTGCAAACGGCCTTCGTGTTTGTTCACGGCCTTCTGCATCATCTTTTTGTCCATCTTTACGTCTTCGTGTTTCATATCGCCACCTTTTGCAAATTTACGGCCTTTATCAGCCATGGAAAAATCTTTGCCCACAGACTGTGGGACGCCTGCTTTCTTGGCAAACGATGGGTTGTGAGCCACCGCTTCCATGAAATTGTGTTGCTTTTTAGAGCTACTTGGCATTACAAGTACCGACCTTTAGTTTTACCGCGCTGGGCAATGCCGTCAGCACGCTTAGAAGCAGGGCTAACTTTGCCGCCTTTATTAAAACTTTTACTCCAACGAACGCCATAGCCTTTGCCAACTTTAGCTGGCTCTAGCTTTCCGCCGCCAAGAGGAACGCTCATGGCTTCACGAAGTCTACTCCCCAATGATGAAGATTCCCCGCCAAAATTTGGAGAACCTTCGTCTCTGGATGGTGGGGGTGGTGGGGGTGGTGGGGGCGCAGGGTTACCATTTGACATAATCATTTATCCTTTTTGGCGAATAAGTTGGTCAATTTTTTCTTCCAGCCTGTTAAAGCGCTGGTCAATGTGATCAGTAATCCGCTCAACTTCTGCTTGAGTAACGTTATCACGTGCGACCTCCTCGCGAGTTTTGTTCAAGAGAATGCTGATGCGAGCAAGTTCTCTGAACTTTTCGTTCATTATGTAGCCAATCAAGCCGACAAGAATTGTTAAGACTGTTGACCATACTGTATTGAGATCTAGCATTTCCATGCTCTAAGCGATTTGTTGATGCGTGAGTCTGGATCTTTGGCGGTTTTGGCGGAGGTTAGCTTCTTCTTCATGCCTTCCATCCTCGCACAGAATGAATCTTTGCGGGAGCCGCCTTCCGGCTGGGGAGGTTTCAAGTTCATGCCTTGCGCTTTCGCGGAGGCGCGACCCTTGGCGTTCAAACCACCTTTGGGGTTCTTGCCCTCTTTCCTCTGCCATGCTGGACTTTTAGCCATAGAAAAACGTCACTGACGCAATGTTTGTTAATGTTGCATAAACATCCGTTTCAAACAGCACCCCTTCCTGTGGTATCGCCACATAAAAAGAATTTGGGTTTGAGTTTGATGGGATGTCAATTTCAATCAATACTGTGCCACTCGCGCCGCCATCTCTTAACAATAAAGTTCCAGCAGTGCTTGCTGTGGCACAAATTGAAAAACCTTTAACACGAGTGCGGCCCACATACACAGAACCAGTTGAGTTTCTGTGTGTTGAACTTACGTCACCTTGCATAGCCATAATCAATCTCCTTGTAAATGGGGGCCGAAGCCCCCTAGATCAATTAAGCAGAAGCTGGGAAAGAAGAGCCGTCTGAGTTGCGTACTGTGTAAGTTACGCTCAACACCCCAGCAGAGGCTGCGGTTGCGGTGAAACTTAACTGAGCATCGGTAGCACCTACGTTAGCCATAGTGCCTACGTTGGCTGCGGTCACAACCAGATTGTTTAAACCAGCTGCTGTAGAAACAGTACCAATGATGGTTCCGCCAACAGTCACGTTAGGTGTGCCAGCAGCGCCGGTAGTCATGTAGGCTTGCACGTTGCTGATGATAGAACCTGCTGGAATCCAGCAAGTCACAGCGGAGCCAGCGACCAGAGTGATTTGTTGAGTAACTTGAGTTGCGCCGGTGTTGCGAACTGTGCCAGCAGTAGTGCCGGTTGTGTCTTTGACAGTGCCAAGCAGCCAAGGGCCGAGGTGAGTTGCGAATCCCATGATGTATTCCTTACATACAAGTTAAGTGCATCAATCGGTATGTACGTCTGCCGGGACAGTTTGATGCACCGGAAAGCCCGGATTGAGAACAATATACAACAAAAGAAAAAGGGGCACAAGGCCCCTCTTCAAATATTTCCGAAGAAATATTAGGCTCCGGGTGAACCGAAGATACCCAGTGGGTCAGACACGCCGAAGCTGTAACGCTCACGGGCTTTGTAACGAACGTTGCCGGTATCAAAATCCCCGTCCATTCCAGTGCTCATAGGGGTGCGCACGAAGTGCTTCAAGCCGTTAGGCACGTCAGTCAACAAGAACCAAGCATTGGGGTCTGTCAAGAAGTGGTTAACGGTGTAACCTTCAGGAATAGAACCATTGTTTTTCAATGCGTTGATGTCGTTGTCAGTTGTACCAACACGCAATTCAGTTTCGAGCAAGCGAGTTGCAACGAACATGTTTGCTGGAGGAACGACCAACTTCTTAGGCTTGGCAGCGATGAGCAAACCGCGCTCGTCTGTCCAAGCGGCGATTTGAATAACTGCGTTTTCCAACGAAGTTTCGTTCAAGTCAGCTGCTGTGGCAGGACGGTTGCTGTTTGTACCACCGGAAACCAAGGGGTGTGCTGTAGAGCACAACACCTGACCGTCGCCGTATGTAGGGCCGCCAGCAAAAGCGTTGTTCAGGACGTAAGCGGCCTTAACTTGCTTTGTGTAAGCCATACCACGGGCCAGAGCCTTGGTATAACGTGAAGACAGGCTGTCATACAAGTTATCTTCCACAGCTTCCTCTGTGATGGAGAAGCCCATCGCAATGGTTTCGTGGGTGTAACGTGCAGTCCATGCTTCTTGTGCATTGTCATAAGCGATGGCAGAGCCTTCATTCTTGACAGGTGCAGCAGAGAAGCCAGAAAGCTTTGTCTCTTCTTCGAAACTACGCTCAGATGACTCTGTTTCGTAGATTTCTTTGTGCTCTTCGCCGTATTTAGCGTACTCAAGACCAAACAATGCGTTCAGACCGGGGAGCAACTCTTTCAGTAGTTGTGCGCGTGAAATAGCCATGGTAAGTTACTCCTTAGATACCGGTGGTATTGTTATACGAGTGAGTGTTGATCTTAACGATCAGCTCAACGTATGTGGTTGATGTAACAGCAGTCTCAGGCACAACATCAATGATACGAATTGGCAAGGTAGCCGTAATATCAGTAGAAGTTGTAATTGCTTGAGTTGAATTGCCGGTGTTTGTATTACCAGAATTCAATGCCACGGGAGCGTTTTGGCCAACAGCAGCGCGGGTCAAAGTAGACATGGTGGTGCCAGAAGACACAACTGCCACTTTAAACAAAGCTGTAGGATCATCAACAACATAAGCCAACACGTTGGTTACGCCAGATGACGGAGCATACTGGGCTTGAACGGTTTGACCAGATGAGTTGGTGTACTGAACGCCAACGCAAACGCCAACGCATTGTGCAGCGGCAGTACCGCTGGCAATCACTTTGCATGAGCCGGAAGCTAGCATTTCAACGAGGTCGCCATCAAAGACAGCGCCGGAATCGACTGGGATCAGTCGAGTAGAACCCGCATAGGGATTTCCGCCAATACGATTGACTGGCTGAAAACCATAGGGCTTATCAACGGTAGGATATGCCATTTAAGACTCCAAAAAATTTAAGTACCTTTACCGAAAGTGACCGTGGACTTACGTTCTTTAAACATAGGCATCCTCGGATCATTCTCGCGCATGTAGGTGTTATCCACAGAGTTCATCTGAGCTTCCGCTTGTTTGCGGTAGTACTCATTACGTTGCCCTGTAAATTCCACAGGTGTTTTGCAAAGCAACAGACCGCCGACTTCAATACTGTCTGGAAACTTACCATTGGTAGAACCAAACAAACGGATTTCGGGGTGGTCAGAAGCCCTGACGGGTTCCCAGCCTTCACGTAACTTTCCAGAAATGTTCGTGGCGTCGTCTTTACCTAACGATGCAATCCTGATCCAGCGAAACGCATAACCCTCTTCCGGATTGGGATCGGGCAGAAGTTGCGGTGGCATCCATTGTTTAGGACGCTCCACTTGTTCGCGTGTATCAAGTTCGCGTGTCATACGGTTAGATTTTTCCATTTTCATTTCCTCATTTCTTCAGCAACCTTACGGGCGTACAGTTCCAACGGAACCCCCAACCGCTTGGCGAGATTCACCTGTGTCTGCGTAAGCACGATCTTTTTAGGCGCTGTGCTACGGGTTGCAGGTGCAACTATGTTGGATTTAGTGCGTTGAGGTTTCGCATCAACGGACTCTTCGGCTCCAAACTGATCCGAGAATCTTTCCCTAATGTCAGCGTTGATACGTCGATAGTATTCATCACTGCCACTCGGAATTCCTTCGCTCACTAAGTCTTCATGCAAGCCTAGGGCATAGGCTGTCATTCGCTTGTTGCTTCCAAACCACTGATTTTGGTCTTGCCATGCAAGTAGTTTTTCATCAACGGGCGCAGCTTTAGTGGGCTGTTGGGCGATTTGTACAGGAGTTTCTTCTTCCTGTAAAGGGGTGGGTTTAAAATTATTTACTTTATCCGCACGAATCTTCGCAATAGTCAAGGCTTCTTGGGCCTCAACTAACTTATCAGAGTCGCCAGATTCATAAGCTTCTTTGTACATGCGCTTAGCGTTTTCTACTTCGCTAGACACTACTTTTTTAGCTTGTTCCAAGAGCGCAGCTTGATTTTGGTTAACAGAACCCTTGAGCTTTTTGTTCTCTTCCAGCACGGTTTGCGCAAGTTTAAGCGCCTCTTCTCTTTCACGTTCAGCCGTTTCTTTTGCGCGACGTTCTTCGTGATAACCTTTGGTAAAGTGCTTAATACGCTTCTGTACGCTCTCGTCGTACTTGGCCAGCTCTTCGTCCGTTACCTCTTTGGGAGGTTCAGCCATGGGCTTGCGACCACGGTCTTCAGGAGGTGTATCGTCTACAACCTCAATTTCTGGTTCGCTTTCACCTTCAACTTCAAAGTCAACTTTATCGTCGGCCTTGGCGTCTTTAGCTTCAGCTTCGTCAGGGAACTTAAATTCGTCTTTTTCAGCCATGATCTACTCCTTAGGTTGGGCGTTGGATACCACGGGGGTCTTGCACAACAGCCTGAACGGAATCGTCATTGATGAGTCGCCATTCGGTACCATGAATTTTCATGCGGGTGCCAGTGTTGGGTCTAACCAACACAAAGTCACCAACTTTGCAGCTTGGGCCAGATGGGAAACGGGCCGGATCTTTGAACGCATCAGGGCCAATCTTTGCAACAAACAACACGGGGGAAAGAAGCTCCTCGTTGTACATCATCTGCGCAGATTTAATAATCCCAGACTCGCTCAATTCTTCCTCTGCCTTGGGCAACATACACAGCAAGTGGTAAGTCGCTGGATCCGGCACTTGTTTGGCTTTTTCTTCAGCGGAGGTGTTGAGCACACCGCTTAGATCAACCGCACTAACATCAAATTCACTCATCTTCATATTCCTTAGTTTTTCGCACGAGGTCAGCAAGTTCATACTGCGCGGTTTGCAGACCTCGGATAGTCCCGCACAGTTCTTTGTAGTGCTCGTGGGATTTAGCTCCACCAGCACTGACAACTTCAACCAACTGCTTGACGTGTTCCTCAAGCTTACCGTTCAACACTTCAAGCATATTGGCCATCATTCATCCTTTTTCGTAGGTTTGTTTGTCTGCATTAGTTTCTGTGCATGGACCTGCCCGCCATGAGCCATCTTCTGCTGGTGCATCTGTTGCTGCATCATCATCTGTTGTTGTTGCTGAGCTTGCGCTTGCTCTAGCTCCGCCCGTTTAGCCGCCATCTCTAAGCCGTGCAACTCTTGGGCTTGAGCAATCTCCTGCTGTAGACGCATCGCGGCCATCTGTGGATCTTCACCAGACCTAGCTGCGCTTTCTTGTGCTTTAAGAGAAAGTTCTTCCGCTTTAAGTTGTAGATCACCCTTGACCTTGAGCGCCTTGATGTCAGCTTCTTGTTTCTTGATCTGCAATTCAGCCTGCTGCATCTGAATGATCGGATCTTGGGCCTGCGCCATCGCTTGCTGCTGAGCTGCTTTGGCTTTGTCCATCGCGAGGAGCTGCATAGACGCCTGCGCCACAAGTTTAGAAACTTGTACTTCAACGTCGTTATCAAGCTGTGCATCTGGTGCAGGTAGTGTTGCGCCCAACTGCTCCTGAACTTTCTGACGATATGAAAACGCCAAGTGTTCAGCGACGTGAGCCATGATCGCGCCCTGCATCTGCTGAGCCATGGGACTTTGACCAATCTGACCCATGATCATGGGGTCCTGCATCATGCTGGTATGAACAGCGATGTGTGCATCGTGGTCTTGGTGGATGAACGCCTTAGTGGGCTTGCCAGTGAGGAACGACATATTCTCCGACACGGGGTCGCGTGGGGTCTGGTCATCATCAATGGGCACTAACTTATCTGCGTTCTTGATACCCAACACCTCAATCATCTGCCTGTGAAGTTGCGGCAAGTCATAGATCTGTGGAGCACCTTGAGCCAACTGAATCACAGCCTGATACTGCATGATGCGCTGAGCCATCGTCGCACTGTTGGGATCTGACACAGGAATCACTGACACCATGTCGTAGTCAGCTTGCTTCGCTTTTCTATCACCTTCAACTGGATCGAAGCTGTACTCTGGCGGAGTGTGATCACGAATGATGTCACGCAGGAGCTGAAACTCTTGCTTCATGCTGTAGTGAACACGAGCCTGAACTGCAGACATTGTCTTGAGCTGACGCTCTAAGAGAGCTAGCGTTGTACCAACAGGTGCGTTAGCAGACATATCGCTGATGTTCATATCAGCAATAGAACCCAGACGACGGCCTTCTTCTGTTATGCGGTCAAGCAACCCCGCCAAAACTTGACTTGGCTCTTTGTACGGCAGGGGCATGATGTTGTCACGCACTGAACCTGACGGCACGTCTACATCACGGAACTCACCGGGGTTGATCGGCGTGTCATCTCCCTTGATACGCAAGCCGCGTGCTTTAAGGCCGCCGGGCAAGTTACTCAGTGTGCCCGCATCAACAAGTTGTCGAATCAGGGACGTACCAGCACGGGCGTAGCCACCGATCAGGTGAATTAAACCTAGACCATAAGCACCAAAACCGGGGACGTATGTGTACTGCACAAAGTGCTGGCGCTTTAACTTGCGCTTGTCATCTTCTTCCCAGTTGCGGCGAATAGCCAGAACTGTGTTTGTGCCACGCTCGATTGTGATGATATACGGCAGAGCGATACCATCTTCATCTTCATAACCGGGCAGGTCGTAGTCGATGTGCACTTCCAAGACTTGGTAGCGGTCATCGTCCGTCAGTGAGTAACCCTGATCCTCGGCTTTCTTCTTCTCCACATCTGTGTGGATCGAGACAGGCTCACCCAAATCTTCATCAACGTAGAAGCCTGCAACCTGCAACTTCTTCATCTCATTTTTGGTCTTACGCATCACATGCGTGAGTCGTTCAGCAGTGGCCGCGCTCGATGCACCGTAAGGAATGATGATGTCTTCAGCGGGGATGAACATCGCAATCTGACGATCAAGCGATGGGTCAAAATAAACTTTCTTGAACGCCGCGCCCGCGAGACCTAGGTTGTACAACATGCGCTCATGTTCTGGGCGATACTCAGTCATCACCTCGGTGAGCTGATAGTTCATGTCATCTCTTACACGCTCAGCCGCCTGCTCTTTAAGTTTATCAATTGCGCCGACGATCTCGGTTTTGACCGGACCCTGAGCAGGGAACGTTTCAATGATAGTCTCGCTTTGGAACCGTACAGCAGCTTCTGTGAGTACCGTTGAGAAAACACCGCAAGCACCGTTCCACGGTTCAGTACGTTCTTCATACTTCATCCCCAAAACGTCAAGACCTTTGACATACATCTCAACCCAGTCCTTGCGACTAGAAATGTCTGCGTCCACCATCTCGATAATGTCGCTTGCTACTTTCTGTAGCTCGCCCTTATCCATGTCTTCGGCAAGATTGGCATCAAAGTCTTCGCCCTCTTCATCGGGCATCAAGTCAATCTCCATGCCGTCTAGTCCGATGCGAACACCCTCGGGATCCTCAATCTCGATTTCAATTGCGGGCATGTCGCCCATATCTTCTAACGCATCCAAACCCAACGGGGCTTGTGACAATGAGGGGACCATATTCGTAGCCATTGTTTATCCTTAGTAGTACGCAGCTTTCTTGCTGCGGAAAAATCTCTCTTCTTCAGGCTCGTCGCTCGGTAAGCGAATAAACCCGCCTTGTCTGAACCGCATGAGCGCTAGTGTTGTTGAGTCAACCAAGTCATCATTTGTACCCGACGGAAAGTCGTTACATTCTTCAATAACTTCTCTAGCCCATCTGCGGTCCGGTGCAAACACCACTCCTCCTTGGAACAGTGCAGAAACCGCGTTCACCCGTGCGATCTTATCTTGTCCTTTACCCGGAGTAAACTCTCCCACGGGCACGCCCATCCGTCTAAACTCTTGGTAAAGCGCCGAACCGTTGGACTTCTTCTCAACAATAAACACATCAGGCTCCCACTCTTTGTACTCCTCAAGCACCAAGGCTTTAAGGTCTGGGTACTCCAGTCGCTTCTTAATTGAGTTGAGCAAAATAATCGCGTAGTTGTTTGTCTCTTCGTTAAAGAACACACCCCACACAGTCAGAGCGTTATAGTCAGCCCTGTTGTTAGATTCCTGCGCCGCGTCAAGACTCATAATCGTAAACTCGCACTGAGGCGGGTCGTCCTTTTCCCAAATCTGCACCATTCGCGCTTAATAAGAGCGCCTTCCTCAGAGACGGGGTTCTGCATGTACTGGGCCTGCC